GCGGGGCGTTTTCTTTTTTTTTGAGGCTGACATGTGGGTAAGGTCTGAGCTGGTTACAGGGCCAACGGACGAGCAGATCACGCTTGCAGAGGCCAAAGCACACCTGCGCGTTGATTCTAACGACGAGGATGCCTACATCTACGCACTGATCAGTGTGGCGCGTGACGCTGCAGAGTCAGCTTGCGCTCGACGTTTTGGGGCGCAGTCGTGGAAACTTTACTTTGATGATTTTGAGCGCATCAAGCTGCATGGTTGCGGCCAGGTGAGCTCGGCCACGCTTTACTGGCGTGATCAAAACGGCGCCTGGCAAGCCTTGACAGCAACGCAATACGAAATTGTCAAGTCGTTGCCTGCTTCTGTGTTTTTGAACAATACGTTTAGCACGCCAACCACGGGCAACTATGCCGAGATCGTGCGTGTTGATGTCAGCTGCGGTGAGACCGCACCGCGTGGTGTCAAGCAGTGGATGCTGCTGCGCATTGCCTCGCTTTACGAGCAGCGCGAGGACATGGTGGTTGGTGCTGGCATTACATCGAATGCGACGCTTTTTGTGCCGCAGCTGCTTGAGCCTCACCGCGTGATTGATTTTTGATGGAAGCAGGCAAGCTCGATCGCCGCATCACGATTCAGCGGCGCGTGACAACGCTGGACAGCTATGGCCAGCAATCGACAGGATGGACAAACATCGCCACCGTCTGGGCCAATGTAAAGCCCGTTGGTGGCCAGGAGCGCATGCGCTCAGGTGCTTTGGAATCGACGCTGACGCACACGATCATGGTCCGCTACCAGGTGGACCTGATGCCCGCGATCGAAGCTGATGCCTGGCGCGTTCTTTATGGCTCGCGGGTGATGCAGATCACCGCAGCCAGAGATCTGCAGGACGCTCGGCGCTGGATTGTTTTTGAGTGCATTGAAACGGGGGCTGAGTGATGGCTGAGATTGCAGTCAGCGGCCTGGCCGAGCTTAAGAAGGCGCTGGATCAGCTACCGGCAAAAGTTGAAGCCAACATCATGCGCGGCGCGATGCGGGCGGGCTCTAAGGTTATGGCCGAAAAAGCCAAGGAGCAGGTGCCGGTGGACTCTGGCGATCTGCGCAACAGTATCCGCGTGACAACCCGCAGCCGACGCGGCCAGGTGACTGCGACGGTGCGTGCTGGCAACGCTAAGGCCTATTACGCGCACATGGTTGAGTTTGGAACGGCTGCGCACTTGATACCTAAGCCCAGCAGGAAAAGGCGCCTTAAACAGGTCGTTTTGGCTTTTGGCGGGTCTGTCAAAAGCGAGGTGCAGCATCCAGGCACGAGGCCGCAGCCGTTCATGAGGCCCGCGTTTGACAAAAACACGCCAGCTGCGCTCGATGCTTTTGCCGAGTACGTCCGCAAGCGCCTGGCCAAAGAGGCAGCAAAAGCATGAGCGCCGAGCTGATCGTCGCATCGATGCTGAACGTGGCAGGCGTGACCAACCTGGTCGGCACCAAGCGAGCCCTGGCGCAGCTGCCCGCGAACACCAAGCCACCGGCGTTGGTGTACCAGATTGTCAGTCAGATGCCTGAGCCTCACTTGCGCATCACCGAGCCACAGATGGCGCGGACGCGGATTCAGATCAATCCGCTGGCGCTGACGATTGCCGAGGTCAAATCGATCCATGCAGCGGTCAGGACCGCGATGGACTTTAAGCATCGACAGACCATCGCAAGCAAGGTGGTCATTTCCTGCCGCGCGGACATGCTCGGTCCTATTGAAAAGGACGACGAGACGGGCATCTGGACGCAACCGCAGGACTTCATTTTGCTGTTCTACGAATAGAGCAGCAAAGGTGCCAGCGTAAGCTGGTGTTTTAGTTGCCCGCATTCCCTGCGGGCTTTTTCATTTCTGAAAGGAAAGAATCATGGCTGTACGCACATCCGCAGGGACGACCCTCAAAGTCTCCTCCGCAGCTCCCGCAACCTTCAACACAGCCGGTTATACCGCGTTGACGTTCACCGCAGTTGGCGAAGTCACCGACCTTGGTGAGTTTGGCCGCGAGTACGCGCTCGTCACGCATAACCCTGTTGGCAATCGTTCAACCCAGAAGTTCAAGGGCTCGTTTAACGAGGGCACCATAAACCTGTCGCTCGGTCTCGATACCGACGACGCTGGCCAGATCTTGATGAAAGCTGGCTTGGTTTCTGACAACGCTTACAGCTTTGAAGTGGCCACGCAAAACGGCGACAAGTATTACTTCGCAGCCATGATCACGAGCTGGAAGGTCGGCGTTGGCTCGGTTGACTCCATCACCACCGCAAGCTGCACGCTTGAGCTGACCACGTCTTCGGGCGGCGTCGGCATCGTTGAATCTCTTGCGCCTTAATTAGTGGCGCTCCCTGCACCTACCTCCGGCCCGCCTGACCTTTCGCGGGGTCAACGGGCTGGGGGCAAGGGCAAACTCCTCCCGCGAAAGGACTCCCATGTTTGACATTTCCACGTTGGCCGTCAATGAGACGACCATCATCGAGCTCGAAAGCCCACAAGGCGACGCGCTGACCAATGACAAAGGCGAGGCCTTGTCTGTCACGGTCTACGGACCAGGCTCAAAGCAGTTCCAACGCGCACAGAGCGTGCGCAACCGCGCCATCCTTGAGTACGTCAAAAAGGGTGGCAAGAAGATGAAGGACAACGAGCAGCGCGAGCTGGATTCCGAGTTTTTGGCTTCCTGCACCGTGTCGTTCAATGGCTTTGTCTACAAGGAGCTCACCGGCGTTGAGATGTTCAAGGCCGCGTACATGGACACCGCAATTGGCTTCATCTCCGAGCAGGTGAACAAAGCCATTGGTGATTGGGCAAATTTTACGCAGGGGTCATCGAAGACCTGACGCTTTACGCGCGTCAGCTGGCTTGGTTCAGCGCCAAGCCAAAGCACCCAGAGCGGCCTGGTTCGGTCTCCAGCAGGATCAAGGTCGCAGACAAGACCAGGGGTCAGGAGATCGTTGATCGGGGCGGCACACCGCTGATGCCAGACGTTGGCGATGCGGCCTACCTGGTGGCGTACTGGCAGCAGATGGGCATGGTTGAGCAGGGCGGCATGGGCATGGCTCCGGTGTCATCAAGGGAGCTCACCGCCTGGTGCAGCGGGGCGGGCATTGACTTGCAGCCGTGGGAGTTTCACGCGCTGCGCGAGATGTCCAAGCAGTACCTGGTGCAACTGAACGAGAGCGAGAAACCAGAGTGCCCACCACCTTACGGTGACCCAGCCACGGTTTTTGATCGAAACGTTGTAAGCAAGAAAGTTACGCAGGCTTTCCAAGCATTCATGCAGGCAAGGAGCAAATGAGCACAAACGTCGGGACACTAACGATCGAGATGGCCGCGAACGTCGCACGCCTGTCAAGAGACATGGACTCTGCGAGGCGCACCGTCGAGAAGTCGTTTGATGACATCGAAAACATGGTGGGGAGACTCAAGGACACGCTTGGCGGCGTGTTTGCGGGCTTAAGCGTCACCGCGTTTGTGTCCAAGATCGTTGACGTTCAGCGCCAGTTCGACGTGCTCAATTCAAGCCTTGTGACGGTGACCGGTTCAAGCGACGCGGCTGATCGTGCGTTTGCCTGGCTTAAAGATTTTGCGGCAACCACACCGTTTCAGCTGAGCGAGGTGACACAAGCCTTTATCAAAATGAAAGCGCTTGGTCTGGACGCCTCGCGCGAATCATTGACGAGTTACGGCAACACTGCATCGGCAATGGGCAAATCGCTCAATCAGATGATTGAAGCGGTGGCTGATGCAGCAACGGGCGAGTTTGAGCGCTTAAAAGAGTTTGGCATCAAGGCTCGCCAGGAAGGCGACAAGGTCACGCTTACCTTCCAAGGTGTTTCTACAACCATCGGCAACAACGCAGCTGAGATCGCCAAGTACCTGCAAGACATCGGCAACGTTGATTTTGCCGGTGCGATGGAGCGCCGCGCAGCCACGCTCGATGGCGCAATCAGCAACCTGGCTGACACTTGGGACGAGCTTTTCAGGACGATCTCGGCAGGCCAGGCGGGCAGCTTGATCTATGACACGGTCAAGCTCGCCACGGGCGCGATTGAGGACATGATCACAATCGTCAAGGCCTTATCGAGCGAGATGAACAACGGAGCGCAAAGCTCCCAGGCGTTTAAGGTCGTTCAAGAAGCAATCGCTGTGGCGTTTGAGACCGTGATTGCCGTTGGCGTGAACGTCAAGTATGTGATCACCCAGGTGATCAACGAAATCGTCGGACTCTACAACCAATCCAAGGCAATTCTGTCTGGCAACTTTGAAGAAGCTGCAGCGATCCGCAGGCAGATGGTTGCTGACGCTGAGGCTGCGCGGATTGAGGTGGATCAGACCACCGAGCGCATTCTTAATGCTCGAAAAAATCGCACAGAGGCTGTCAAAGCTGAGTACAACGCGACCGAGTACGCAGCCAAGGCGCAGTCTGAGGTCGTCAGCAAGGAAGCTCAAAAGCAGCTTGAGGCTTATCAAAAACTGATCGATAGCATCAACGATCGGATTGGCGCACTAAGCCTTGAAGAGCAGGCGCTTGATGACTTCTCGGACGCGCAAAAGACCGCGCTGAAGGTCATGCAGGACATTCAAAACGGCACCTTAAAGCTCACCGACGCGCAAAAGCGGCAAGTCAGTGCGTCGTTGGAGCAGCTGATTGCGACCGAGAAAGCAACCGAGGAAGTCAAAAAGCAAAACGATGCCTTTAAAAAACTGAAGGAAAGCCTTGAAGAAAAAACACGGTCTTTGAAGCTCGATCTTGAGACCACCGAGGACATGACCGATGCGCAAAAGCTGGCCTATAAGCTGCTGATCGATCTGCGCGATGGCACTGTCAAGCTCAACGATAAGCAGGCCGAGCAGATTGCCAATGCGCTTGAGCTGATGCTGGCGACCGACAAGGTCAATCAAGAGTTCAAGAAGAACGAGGAATACATCAAAGCTGTCTCCAAGGCAACCATCGAGTTTCTTGAAGCCCAGGACAAAAAGCTCGAATCGCTGCTTGAAGACATTGAAAAGCAGCGCGAGGCCAATCAAGAGATCGAGCTTGGCAAGGAAGCGCTTGAGCGCTTGCGCATTGAGAAGCTACGCGAGACGGCATCAAGCCTGGATCGCAAAGCTGCACTGCTTGAGGAGCTTGGACTTGATGGCGAAATTGCGAAAAGTTACCGAGATCAGGCCAAGGCTTTGCGTGACCTTGCAGCGCTTAAGGATGAGGGCGTTGCTGTTCAAGCGGCAAAAGATGCTGCAGACGAGTGGAAAAAGACTAGCGATTCAATCAGCGAATCGCTGACCGATGCCTTGCTGCGCGGCTTTGAGTCGGGCAAAGACTTTGGCAAAAACATGATGGACACGTTAAAAAACATGTTCAAGACCTTGGTGCTGCGGCCAAT